AAGTGTTTGCTTTGCAGATAAAGACTTCAGTTCTTGTTCATTTATATTGACAATATCATTATTTGTATTTATTTTACCATATAGTTGATCTGAATATAAAAAGTCTTTGAAGTTTTTTGATTGCAGCGACATGATCGGCAAAACACGATCAAACTGTATTTCATAGTTCAATCTATTCAAATACATAGGCAGAGCACTTGACTTGTTGTTTGATTGAGGTATTATTGAATGGATCGGATCGTCAGAAAAGTATTTTGTCTCTTCTGCTGTTTTGTTTATTTCTTTTAGATATTTGTTATCAGTATTTTTGTATTTCATAATGTCGACATATTCCCTGTCAGTGTTTTATTGGTTCCTGTCTCCATCGTCACCCGCTTGAATGTAGTTTTTAGGAACAAGTTCGTCTTGTCTTTTTTGTTCTTCTGCTCTTCTTATATCTTCAAGTGGTCTTGGTAGTGTTACAACTTTGAAAGGTAGGTGACTTAGATCAGTATATTCTCCAGTTCCTGTTGCAACCCAGTTTGCTTCAAGTGTTGTTATATATTTGCCTGATTCTATTTGTGTATTTATTGACACTATAATAAAATAACCACCAATCCCGTATTGTATTGGTTCTGCTGTATTTAGAACTCCGGGGAAAGAAGGAGAAACATATATCATACTTCCAACACGAAAGTTTACAGTTCCAAGCATTTCTATTGTTACATTATATTTTCCTCTAAGAAACACACCTGGTCGCCATGGCTTTCTATCAACTTGTGATTGAATGTTTGCTTCTTTGAAAAACGGTATGCTTTCTTCACGAAAATTTATTTTATTTACAATACCTTTGTTTTGTCCATAAAAGAAATGAGGAATACCATCTTCAAGATCTTTTTTGATATTACTAACCCTTGTGTTGTGTTTAGGGACAGAATAAAATACTATAATATTTTTCTTTATAATATCGTTTTGCTTGGTTGTTTGTTCTGTGCCAACAAGTGTTTCGCCACCTACCAAAGATATATTTTTAAAAGAACCTTGATTTTCTTTTATTTTCTTCAATAAAGGACTTTTTTTATCAATTGATATTTTATCCATAGACATTTTAAAAGTTATATTTTGTTTTGGAACATAGTCATTGTTTACTGGGTTTACACACGCTACAAGAAGTTCGTTTATACAAAGGTTGAAAAATGTCATCAAACTCATTTGTGTCAAGTTTTCAGAACTTATGTTTTTATTAAACCAATATCTAAACGTTGAAAGTGCTATTGGAATATCTAAAACATTTATTTGTTTGAGTTTGTTTTCTATAAGTGCGCGATTCTCTTTTCCAAGACCAAGACCATTATCAATCATTATTTTATATTCAGGATTTTCACTAAGAGTTTTTGGATCTATCAACTCGCCAGTTTTGAAACTGGAAATAAATATATCAGTTCCAAGTATAATAAAGTCGCTTTCTTTACTATCCTTTCCATCTAAAGCAGCAAGTGATTTTAATAGATTTCTAAAAGTAAAAAATGGTATTCTATAATATTTTGCATTTGATTGAAATCCGGCAACTTCTCCACCAAGTTGATTTCCAGTTATTGTAGAAATAGATTCAGGATATTCAAGTTTGTTTAGATACTGTTTTAAGTCAATATTTTCATAGAAGTCCTGAATAGTAAAACCTGTATCAAGCTTGACATTAGATTCTATGTTTTCAAGTTTTATTATTTGTTGCGCCTTGCTACTTGCCTCAAGAGCACCAACACCATTTGATTCAATCAATTCTTTTTTTTGAAGATATAGGTTTTCATTTATTGTGAGAACCGGGAACTTGCCAGCGTAATTTAGTCCTTGCTCTAAACTGCTGCCAAACTGTTTGATGATATTTTTTATTATGCCTTCTCTAAACTCTTTTTCATTATTTCCTTCATTATTTTTTTTATCCCTATACAATCTTTCAAGCTCTGTTGCTTCGCTTTTTTGTATTTCTTTTTTATCATTATCTAATATTTTTACTTTTTCAACGGAACTATCATCTTTGTATGAGACTTCGTGCTTCAAACCTTTATCTTTCAATGATTCAGCAATATTATCTATCTTTTCTTGTATTTCTTTGAGTTTTTCTATTGATTTATCAGATAATACTGAAAAGTTATTTGGATTTCTGGCTTCCATTTCAAGAGAACCAACATATTCAACCATTAAAGTTACAGAACCATCTTCATTTATACCAATATTGTGTTTTATGTAATTCAAAAATATTTCACTGCCAGATGCATCAGCAAATTCTCTAACGGAAGTTGGATTCAAGTTACTATCCAGAGTTTGCTCTTTGTCTATCTTCCAGCCAAATCTCAACTTTATTTGATAATATTTTGGATCTCCGTCACCTCTTTTATATTTGTGTTTTTTAGGAGGGTTGAAAAGCTCTATATAGCGAGAGTTGTCATTGAAGAGAGTTTGAACTGAATCAAAAATAAAGTTCATTTGAACTGTATAGATAAAAGCCGTTGCCGTGTCTTTTCCTTGTGAAGCTATTTTTACATTTTGTATGTTTGCTTGATAACCACGGTCTGATTTTCCGGATGTAATAGCGTCTAATGCTGCTTTGGGAAAAAAATTATTAAAAGGTATAACTTTTTCTAAGCCATCTTCATATATTTTATATATTTCAATATAAGGATTCAAAAGAGAAAGTGAAGCAGGTCCAAGTTTGTTATACTCTTGTATAAATTTTTTGAAGTTATAAAGTTTATTTACAGTTATACCATCTACTTCTTTTTTATCTGCACTTGATATTTGCAATCCAGCAACATAAACACTGTTTAGTGGATTTACATAGGTTTCTGTTACCGATACAGTATTATTGAACTGAGATATTTTCAACTTATCAATATTTTGAATAAGTGTTGCTTGATCTGATATTCTACGATAGTATTGCTTTTGATCTTCTTCGCTCATATATCACACTTCCGCATATTGAAAAAGGTTGTTTAGATCTGTTGGTATATAGAATACATCGCCTATTGTAAAGTGTGCATCTGTTGGTTTGTTGTTGTACATTGCTATAACCCACCAAAGTTGAGAATCTAAATAATAACGCTCTGCGTATTTTGAAAGACGATCTCCTCTTTTCCAAACTACACCAACAGTTTTTATATTTACTCTGTCTAAATAAGTTGGTATTTTGAACTGAGGAGAAACATAATGTCTTATACCGTTAATATTTTTTATATCTAATATTTTTTGTATTAGTTCGCTTTGATTGTATTTTATTCTTCTATTATTGTATCTATTTATACTCATTTTTGTTACCGTTTTGGTGGATTAAATACTTTGTCATAGTTTAGGTTATTGCCTGGAATATCTGTATGGAGTATTGTAAATGACATATTAATATTAAATTCACCAGGTATTGCCTTGCCGTCAATAAGTGAAGTATCGGCAGCATCAAACTTCATTTTGTGTTTGAAGTTTGTTACTGCTACAACATACTCGTCATTGTTTAGAAGATTCATAAAGCTTATTTTGAATAAAGGAGATCGGTCAATGACTCTTATACCGAAATCATTTATAAATGCATTTTGTTGTGCGGCATTCAAATTAATATTAGTTATTTGTTGTTCTATTGATTGCGACTCTGCTAAACCAGGAATTTCATTATTTTGTCCTGTTTCAGGATTGGCATCAGTAGTGCCACCAAATCTTGTTATTGCTTCATCTAATATTTTTTTCTTTTCTTGCAAATCAGCAGTATTACCGACAAAAATTGGCTTTTTATAAGCTGGATACAAGCCCTGTATTAGTTTTTGAAGTTTTTTGAAGTTATTTTCAGCAGTCGGTATGTCGGAATTCTTTTGCAAATCTTCTGGCAGATCTTTGGCTTTTGATTCAGCAACAACATTAAAACTAAGCGTAGCAGTTCTTGAAGTTCTTTTATAAGTCATAACAGGGTCCATTCTACCAAAGCCATCGTATGTTCCCCATTCTGGTCTAAAAATATCATCAAATTCAAAGTCATAAGGAAAAAAGGATATTGGCTCTCCCGTTATCAGAGAAGTTATTGTAACTTGTGCTTTAGCGTTTGTATTTGGTTGGTTTATTGTCATTTTATGAACCTGGATTTGAAACTCTGTTTATAGCATAAAATGCTGACTGAGCTATGCCAACGGCATCAAGAGTATCAAGTGCTTGACCTTTGGAGATATTTTTTATATCTTCTTTCAATATTTCTATTATTGTTTTCTTATCTATTTGAACAACGAGAGGAACAAAAGCAGTTGTTTGTTGCGCTGGTATAAGAGTTTGTGCCGAAGTGCTTTTTGTATTGTTTATTACAGAGGTTGCTGTATTTGTAACTGCTCCTAAATCTGCTGCTGCAGTTGCCAAACTTACAGGAGAAGCAGATACTTCTAGACTCATATCTGGAACCATTGTTGTGAGGTTTGTTACAATAGAATTCAAGTTATTATTCAGAGTCTTGAATGGGTCGTTTAGTTTGTTTATTGCTTCTGCAAATTTATTTATTTGATTTATATTTGTATCTGAAAATATTTCAATAAAGTTATCAAGGTTTTCACTATCAAGATTAGAGAATGATTGAACTAAATTTGTCATGCTTGATGCCGCGAGTGCTATTCCTGCTCCTATTATGGCAACAGATGCTGCTACAAATAATAATGCCAAGCCTAATAATTTTATAGGAACACTTGCTTTCACAGCAACGAACGCCAATGCTGCAACTGCCGCTGTGAAACCAAACATTATAACAACAATAGATTTCAAAGCTGCTGATGCTTGTTCCCCACTCAATTCTTTGAAGGCAAGAACAAGTTTAGAAAAACCAAGTGCTGCAGCACCTATACCAATACCTACCAGAACCGCAGCAACACCAAAAGCAAGCAAACCTATGGAACCTTTTGTAGCGGCTAATCCAATATTACCAATAGCGCCAGCAGCAACGTTGCCAAATGAGGCCACGGGCAGTAAAGAAGACACGATACTTCCAACAAAGCCACCTATTGCAACAGCAACAGTAACAAAGCCGGCTGCTAACACTGGAAGTATAAGAGGAATAACCAACAATGCACTTGTTAGTGCAGCGGCTGCGGTTGTTCCCAAGCCGGCTTTTTCTAAAAAGCCCTTGAACTCTTGAACAACATTCGCGATTACATTTGCTACTTTCATAAAAGTTGTTACAATTGGTTCTAATATTATCAACAAACCATTGAATGAACTTTTTAGTTTATCCATAGCAAGTGTTGCGCTTTGTGCTTGTTCCGCAAGTGTTTTTTGCACCTCTGCGCCTTCTGCTTGTTGTTTTGTGTTTTGTAACGAAGTTTGACCAAATAATTTTGATGCTTCATTTAGATCACTGATACCAGCAGCATTAGCAATCGCCATTTTTTCAAGACGATTCATGCTTTCAAACTGCATTCCACTTGCAGCAACACCTTCTTTTATAAGCCTTATTCTTTCTTCATCGCTGGCAGTTAGCAATTCAATAGTGTTGAAATAGTCTCCTCCAAGAAGAGCATTTAGATTACCAACTTTTCTGCTGGCATCTTCAAATGTATCAAAACCTTGTGCTATACCGACAAGTTTTCCAATAGCAATACCAGTTTTTAGCGACTGCTCTGCAAGTCCATCAAGAACCTTGGACATTTGTGCGCCATAGCCAACAAACCGACTTGAGTTTTCTGCAAATGCCTGTGTTACAGAACCAAGGGCAAGTCTATTTTTTGCTGCCATTTGGACAAAGCTTTCTTGTATTTTGTATGCTTGTGCAGGTGTTTTACCCATAGCATTTACAAGACTATCAAAGCCACGAGAAGCGGTGGCAGCATCAACTCCAAGTTTCCCCAACTGAGCAACACCAAGACTCATTTGTTTTATTGATTCTGCAGATTGTGTTGATAAGCCAATAAAATTTGATGAAAGTTGCTGTATTGAACGATTTGCTTCTTCAAACATTATACCAGTTCCAACAGTTGAAGCATACAATAACTTATTTGCTTCGCCTATGGTTTCTTTATACTTGTCGTATCCACCATTCAAAGTGCTTATTTGAATAATGTGTTTTTCAAGCTCGCTGCCATATTGCTTTGTTAGTTGCAACATTTCTTTTGCAATAACAAGTATTTTTTCTTTTATTTCTTTTTCTTTATTGGCATCTTGTATTGCTTTGCCCTGAAGTCTAGTTACTTCTTCAAGGTGTTTTATCTTTTTATTCAATTCATCATTGTTTTGACCTACAACTTCTCTTTCTTCAAGTAGTTGAAGGAGTGTTTGTTGGTTTATTCTAAACTCTTCTTTTAGTCTATTCAGTCTTTCTTCTTTTAGTTCGTTTTCTATTTGTTCATAGTCAATTATTGTTTTTTTATTTTTTGCTATGGTTTCAATATTTTTATCTATTTCTTCATATTTTTTAGAGCCTGCATTTATGGCGGTATTCAAATCGTTGGCACTCATGGCAGCACGACGAGTTGCTTCAGCAATTTTATCCATTTGTTCGGCATTGCTTTTTGAAGATAATTGCTTTTCAAGTTCTTCTATGCGTTTTTTTAGGTCTTCGTTTTCTGCCATTTATGTGAGTTTCCCAAATAAAATATATCTCGCTACATTATTATTTAGTAGCGAGATACAATTATTTTTATTTACCCCTGGATGCTTTCTCTATTTGCTCTGCTTCGTCTTTTTTCTGCTTCACCAAACGCTTGACAAACCAGTCACGAATCGGTATTGGTAAGTTGTAAGCTTCTGTGAAACTCCATCCTCCATGATATTTGAGAGCAAAAAACATCTCATATACACTTTCTATGTATTCATCACTTAGACCAAAAAAATTCCAAATTGAATGGAACCTCCATGTCTGCACTGTAGTCACAGGCTTTACATTCAAAGTGCTGAGTTAGATCAACATTTGGGGTTATTGCTTTATAAGCTTCTTTTAGAAAGCGAGAATCGCGAACTGGCATCACATCAACAAAGCGAGATATGAGATTTTTATCCCTTTCACCTTCGGCACTTTCAATAAGCAGTTTTAGTTGCTGTGTATTGCTGCTATCAACAGCAGCATTTTTATTTGCTTCACCTATTTGCATTATTGCTCGCTCATCATTACCAGTCATAAGACGAATATTCACTGTTACACCTGTTTGTGGAAGTGTAATGGCAAATATTTTATCTTCAACATGCCTTACGCTATCGCAAAGATGCTGCGGTATTGTTCCATCACTTAGTTTTTTGTTTTCATCAAGTAAAAATGTGTGTTTTGAAACTGTATTGCAAGCAGGACAAGCAACACTTGTCGCATATTTGCTTCCAAAACCACTTATTCTGGCATCTATAAGTAGAGCATTTCTGTCTCCTACCAATAAATCACCAACACTTACAGACTTGTCTATCATAACACTTTCAAGTAGGCGATCAAGAACAACGCCTTTTTTGATAAGTGCCTTTGATGTAAGAATATCTTCTTCTTTTGCTGTCATAAACTTTATTTCTAAAGTTTCTCTTCCTTGCAAAGCATTACCTGTTTTATAATACTTGCCTTTTGATGGCAGTTCTACAAAAAGAGTTGGAGCGGCAAAGGCCAAGTCTAATTTTGACTTTAGCCCGCCGCCTGCAACTACATTTGTAGAGACTGGATCTTCGCCTGCTATTTGCAGTCTACGCTCATTGTCTCTATCATTCATTTATCACCTCTATATCAAACAATTTGCAATGTTGTTATTCCAGCGGCTGATGTTAGTTGTGCCCAATCGTATCTAACTTGTATTGCAACAGTTAGAATATCATCGGAACCGTAATCTAGACCGTCTGGTTTTATACTTTCAAGCCAGCCATTTTTCAGAAGCCACTCTTCTGCCAAACCACCACTTGCTTGACCGTCAGGATTTGGACTTGTTGTCTGATTAGGTGAAACAAACTCTCCAATATCAGAAGTTAGTGAACTTAAAACACGAATATGCACATCTCCAATAGCATTAACGGCTGCAGATTTACCGATTGTTCTAAAATCTCCATTGTTTGCAAAATATTGAAGACCAGATTTGGCAAATACTTGTAGCAAACTTTCATTTGTATCTATGCTACTTGCGCCCTTGCTTTGTATATCAACAAGTTTAATGTTTAGAGGGTTTGGGTCCCAAGTTACACGACCTGGATGATTATATGTTTTGTCAAAATACTTGTGTTCAGTATTTGCAACTTTTACACCAGGACGATCACAAGTTTGAGCCAAGAACTGAAAATCTGGCAAACCAGTAAATGTAACTAAGTATCTAAACTTGCGTTTTGGTTCTAAACTTGCCTGTGTCCATATTAAACTCATTGTTATATTTCCTCTTTATCAGTTATATTAATAAATATATCACTCGTCAAAACTTGCACCAGTATTTGTGATAATGAAGTCTATGGCGATAAACTCAATAGCACGAGCTGGCTTGATATAAACCTTGGCATACATTATATTACGATCTATGAGGTCTGGGGTTGTTGTTGTGTTGTCAAGAACAACCTTATAATCACTTAGACCAAAACGCGCTTTTGTATCAGCAAGAAGTGGGTTGACTTGTGCAAGAAAACGATCCCAAGTAACCTGTAGGTTTGGATCAAACAATATGCCGCGAGAGATCTTGCCGATTCTGTCTTTGAGATAGATAGCAAGACGACGAACATTGATACGGTCAAGTGCTGAAGGTGTTGCTTGTAGGGTCTTTTGACCGAATATCACAATACCTTCGCTTGGGAATGAAGCAATTGGATTTACATTTACTTCATACAGAGCATCGCGCTGTTTGAGGCTTAGTCTTTCGCGAACATCAAGAACATTTAGACCTGATGAACCATTGCTTAGACCACCACGATTGAAACCGGCTGGTGCAAACCATACAGCAGTTGATTCTTGACTGCTTGCCATTGTTCCAAGAGCAACAACACTTGGTGGAACCCATAGTGGAATGCCGCCGCCTGCATCAATGGAAACCCATGGATAATAAGCACAGCCAAAGCTGTTATTTAGTGCTCTTGATTTGATACTGGCTACTGCAGTGTTGACATTACCAATACGGCTTCTTTCTACACTTGCATTTTCAGTTGTTGGTTGGTATCCACCTTCAATATCTATTATTGCAAGAGTATCATTTCTTGTTTTGGCTACATCAAGAACTTTATTGGTTACAGTTGTATTTGTTACACCTGGAACAGTTAGTAGATTCATTTCTACAACTTCTGGGTCACTGACCATGTCAAGTGCTTTTTCTAAACTATATTGAGCATAATTTGATCTTGGCTCTGATGTTACACCAAGAACACGGTTGGCAAATGGTTCTTTTTCTTTTACATTTAGACCATCAAAGCCACCAAACATTGGCATAACAAACTTGTCTACGCCTTTATCAAGTAGTGAGCGATATGATGCACCTACAGCAGTTATAGAACCACCGGCAACACGGCTACCATTTTGCCAGAAGTATTTACCAACAGCACCAGATACTTCGTTTACATCATCAAGTGTAAAGATTGTTGAGAACTCGGTGAGTGAGCCAGTTGGAACAAATGTGTCAAGGTTGAATGGTTTGACTCTTACGAGATCAACATATTCTTCATTCAGTTGAGCACGAGTTGCAACATTGCTGATTACGCCAAAGTATGTATCGCGGTCATTTAGAACGCCTGCTTGAGAACTTGATACACGCATTCTTAGTTCTGGGAATACTATTGAAGCGGTAAGGTCTGCAATGCCGGCCATATTGACTGTATCGTTTGTTCCCGCTGGAGCATATGGTATTCTTCCAACTGCTTTTAGTAAGTCAGTACCGGTTATTGCTGAACCGCTTGTTACTGTTACTGCTTTATATTTGACTGGGCCAAGGAAACCGAATGGTAGTGATTCTGGATCAACGCCACCTTCTTCAACAAGGGAGTTCATCTCAACGCGAACAAGCTTAGAAACATTATCATAGTTTCCAAATACTTTGTGTCTCTTCTCGCCGGTTGCAACATCATCGGTCCACTCAAGATATTTATCACCTATTCTCTTGGCAACATAATTTTCTGAGTTTGGGTTTAGATTGCAATTTGTAAATACTTCAAAAACACCTGGTTGTGAATCAGAGTCACCAGTTGAACGGATTTCAACAGTAAATGAACCATATTTTTCAAATGGTGTTGGTGAATATTTAATATCTCTTATCGCAACTTTTAGTGAGCGTTGATTCCAATCACCAGAACCTTCTCCACCAAGAGCAACAAAGCGGAATAGTTTGCTCATATTTTGTGGATTATATGAACCGGTTACTGTGCTTAGGTCTTGAGAAAAGATCCAGCCAGTTTTTGCTGGTTGTGCTGCAAGTTGGAAATCACTGAGATCGGCAGTTGTGCTCTTTAGACCAGCAATAAATGCATATGAAGAAGTCGCTATAACTGTATCTGTTAGGAAGTCGGTAAATGTTTCACCAAGCCAGTATTTTTCACTGTTATCAACTGATGTAATAGCTGAGTTTACAAGTGTTGGATTGGTGTTGAAAACTTTGCGAATATATTTATCGGAGTTTTTATCAAAGTTGAATGATGTATCAAGTATGGCCGCATCATTTACTGTTGCACCACTGAGAACCTTCATTCTGAACTCAAAGTTATTGCCGATTGATTTGATGAGGGTTGCTGAACCGGTTGTCATTGTTCCTGATGGATTTTGACCAACAAGAGCAAGGCTTGCACTTGCATCAACATAGAATATAGCAGCAAGAGCACCAGTTACTGTTGTGGCAGAACCAGATGGTATAACGAATAAACCATAAGCACCGCCATTGTCAGTTACTGTTGCTGATATAGTTTTATCAGTTTTCCAGCCAGGAGCACCCTGAGCATTAGCCTCTGGATGTTCAGAACCCATTAGACGAACGAATGTTAGTGGACTTGAGTTTGCTAAGTATGCCTTAGCAGCCCATGTAGCATATGCTGGAGCAGTTAGGTTTCCTTCGCGCCAAATATCACCATCGGTTGAACCACGAACAGGATCACCGAATATTTGAACAAACTCTTCATATGAACGAACTTTTACTGGAACCATGCCGGGACCGCGCTGAGCGCGACCGACAAGAACTGGTCCAACAGCGTCATTCAGGTTATTTACCTGTGAACGATCTATCTCTTTTATTTGGATTCCGGGGGAAACGAAACGATACTTATTTGCTCCACTCATTATAGAATACTCCTATATACCATGTATTTCATAAATAAATAGTAGGTGCCGCTTTCAAAAGAAACGCCTAATATTTCTTCTTGTCATTTTCTGTGCTCTCACCAAGCATTTCTTTTTCTCTTGGTATCTTTACCTCTACAATGGTTTCGCTTGTGATAACTTTTGGTTTTTCACTATTAGCTCCTGCACCAAGTAAATATCCCAAAACATTTAGTGAAAAGTCACTTGTAAACATTCTGTTTTCTTGTTCTAACTTTGTTATATTGCCACCATTTTTGAAACTTGAGTCTCTTTCAAAAAAAGCCTCATATCTATGTTCTTCTCGGGCAACCATAAAATGGTTTATTCCAGCAGTGTAAGTCATAAATGGTTGTATTATTTCATTTATTTGTTGTTGATATTCTGTATTTACTGTTATAATATATTTTACATCAATATAAGTTGGTAATGGTATTTTGGTTACTTCATAAACAACTTTTTCATTTTTTTCTTTTACATTATATTGTATTGTTTTTTTATAGTTATTGCTTTTAGCATAGTTATTTGACTTTTCTTGAGATATTTGCTTTGTAACAGTTACAACTCCACCGCGAAAATCATCTGGTGGAACATTAGCATAAAAAGTTCCTTTTTTAGATAAACTTTTTGTTATATTTTCTCTTTGTAAAACAATAACTGGCAAGATAAAGTTTCCAGTTACATCTCTAAGATTTTTGTCAAACTTTATCTGATGACTACGTTCACCAGAAATCCAAACAACTGGAACTTTTCTCCATCCACGATTTGTGTTTGCATGGATGTTCATTGTTTTGTCAAGCCAGTCATAAACGGCCAGATCTATTGTTTCTATTGTAGAAGGTTCTATAGAAACTTGATTCTTTTCCAAGCCTCTTCTTTCATACTCTGTTTTATCATCAGTCATATTGTGTTCCTATTAAGGTAGTGTAAAAAGAGGACTTTCTATCCAAACGCCACCTTCATTGAAAAAAAACTTATCAACTTGATCAAAGTTGCCGTATATTTCGTCTTCATCTATTTCTGATAGATACACTATACAACCTTTATAGTTCTGCGGGTGGCTTACATAATCTAAGAACTGTGCTCTCTTGGAACTTGTTCTTTTACCAGATATTATCTGTATTTTTCCTCCGCAAGCTACTTCTATTGGAGTTGTTGTAAGTATCTCTTCAAGACCACCAGAATCTTGAGTTTCAGATATTCTCATTTTTTCTCTTATTTCCAACAACTCTATTGGCTCATTTATAAAGCCTTGTCTTACACGAACGCAAGTTGCTTGTATTTCCATTTTATGTTGAACTTGTCCAAATAGTGCTCTTGGCTCTGCAAGTTTCACTATTTCATAAAAGTTTAATCCATAAAATACAACGTCACCTTCTCTGACATACAAATCTTGATCTTCTGTTAGTCTTCTTTTATGAAAGTTTATAGTTATTTTAGACATTTTATCAAGACCATAAATCTCACTTGATGTTTCTTCTTGATCAATCTTTATGAGAGCTTTTATTATTATTGGCCTAAGAAAAAGTTTGGTTATAGCTTCGCCATATAAAGGATGAAAACTACTGTTTTTGACATTTATAGGAAAATAGATAATAGATTGACCTATTACTCTTTCTATAAGTTCGTCATTTACTTGTTTTGTAAGATCACGCTCTTTTTTTCCTAAAAACATAGGAGGAGGTGGTTGTTCTGGCTGAACCCATTTGTTTTGATCTATTTTCTTTTTTCTTGCCATTTATATTACCACTTTATAAACTAACCAACAAATATAATGTTTGGTATTGCTGCCAATGTTTTATTAGCATTATCAGCCATAGCAGTCCGCTTTTCAGCAAGTATTGCATAGTCTGTATCTTCAAGTATTTTGAGCAACTCTTCTTTGAGTGCATCTTTTTCTTCTTTACTTTGTGCCCGAAGATCAGCGCCGTTTAGCGTTACACTTTCGCCTGGTATTGGTATTGTTTGGAACTTACTACGAACTTCGGCAAGCATACCTTTTGCTACCGCAAGAGCATAGCGACGAATCCAGTGCTTGCCTATGGCATTTATATTTTGAAATGGTATATTTGAGAAAGGTAATGTATTTATGTTGTTTACACCACCTATTCTTGGATCTTTATTGGCTGCAGCAACATAAGAAGAACCAGAAATGTTTCCTATGCCAATATTTGAACCATTTCCACTTCCAACAGCAAACTCAAACCAAAACGTTCTTATATCTGTTGAGTCAGGAATTGGGAAAAGACGAAGTTTATTGTTTTTTATTTCATATGAATAATGAGAAATACGAGTATAAATATTATCTTCATACGCCATTGCTTGTAGTTTATTGTGCCAAGCAGGAATAACTTCAAATGTGCTATCATCAGCATATTGGCCGTATGTTGAAAGATTGCCTACAGCGTTTAGACCGCCATAATAACCATAAAATCTCCACATAGCACGGGCAGACTTATAAAATACTTTTTTTACGGTTATTCTATTACCTGGAGTTACTTTACCAAATAGTGGAGAACTTGAATCGCTTGCTGAACTTGATACTATCATTTGTAGATCATAATCTTGTTCATTTGCGACGGCTTGAAAAGAAGCAGAATAAATATCTATTCTACCACCAATCCCCGCTTCGTGTGAAAAAGCATCAGCAATATCTCTTACTGCTGTTATATCATACATTGGATAAGCGAGACTTAGAGAACCATTTTGATTTACAAGATCAAAAAGAGCACTTCCGCTCTTTATTTCACCATCACTGTCAAATGTTCCCGTGGGAGAACCAAGAAGAGAACCAATAGAGTTTTTTGCTTGATGTAAATTTACAAGATAAGAATAGGTAAGCGTAGCATCTTCATATGCTGCATAAATCTGACCTTCAGTTATTTCTATATCAAGAACATCACCACCTATCATTTTATAGGTATAAGCAACTTGATCTACTGCTCCACTAATAAAATCAGTGCTATCTGCGTATACGCCTAGCGGAAGATTGGAAACAACATTAGAAAATGTTCCTGTGGCTGGCAATATAATAGCACTTGTTTGTTGTTTTGGAGTAAGAACTGGAACAGACATTTATGTGTGTCTCCTATAGACTATTATAAATAGTCATCATATATATGTTATTCAAAATAAGAAAACCCACCATATTTCAGGTAGGTTTATAAATTTACTACAAATAAATTATCAATCAGAGCCACCAGAAACATGAATGCTTCTGTAAAAAACATCTGTTAATCATCCTAGGTCAAATACAGTATAGTTAGTTTCTTTATTTTAATAATCTCCTGGCGGTATGAAACTGCCAGTTCCAGTATATCTTGCTATATTTTTTGTAATCCTGAAGTTATCTATTCTTCCATCAAACCAACTAGATGTAAGTGCCGTAGGAGATATCCAATAATTGCCAAGTATAGGTGGATGATTTATGTCAGATCTTAATACTAACGAACTATTTGTATAAACATCGTTATGTACACCATTAATATACATTCTAAAGTTTTGTCCCTGTCTCGTAACGGCTACGTGTGTCCAAGAACCTGTTTGTATTGTAGCAGTAGATAGCAACATTTGTCCTGTTGGCCATGAATTGAATTCTAATTTACCATTCAAAATTCTCAAAAGGTGTACGCCGGTAGTACCTGGAATGGCACCTCCACCAAAGTTTGAATAAATAGTTCTACCTGCTACACCACCTGTTGTAGAATTTGGATTAATCCATCCTTCAATTGTAAAATTATCTATTCCAAAATTGAAAAGCGGGTTATTTGAAGATGTTCCAAGCGAAACATAACTATCTGTACCGTTAAAATTTATAGCTCCACTATACAAACCGCTTGAAGTTAAACTAACTCCACCAGATGGAATAATTTGTATTGAATTTGGACCACTATCTGCAAAAGAATTATCACCTCTCAACAATACAGAAACACTTGATGATACTATTTGTGGAATACCGGGAATTGAAAAGCTGCCAGTATATTTAGCAACACCTTTTGAGAGTTTGAGTTCATCTAGATACCCTGCATACCAACCTATAGGGCTATAAGTTGAAGCGTCTTGCCAATAGCCACCTATTGTTGGGGCGTGTAGTGGATCGGGATCAAATGGCGTAGTAAGTGAAAATTGTGTTTCCATCGTTCCATTGTAAAAGATTCTCATTATTTGACTAGGTCTGTCATAGCTGATAGCCACATGTGACCAGGTTTGATATGGAATATTTGAAACTGTACTGAGTTGATTATTTGCAGCTCTACGATATATTCCAAACCTATTATCTAGAAATCTAATAAGATATCTATTTGTACTGATTGTTGTCTGCCCGTAATCTCCATAAACTGTTTTACCGTTTAAGCTAGATGAAATTGGCCAACACCAAGTTTCAAAAGTCCAGGAACTTGTTCCAAGATTTAGTGCTGAAGAACTTACTGCAGAGCTGGTTCCAACATTTATTAAACTACCAGAACCATTAAAAAATATACTTGAACTGCCAAATATTTCTTGTGCCGTACTTGTAAATACCTGGCCGCTACCGGTAACTGTTCTTGTTAATGTAGTGTTGTATACTGAACTATCAATAAAGGTGGTGCCACCATTAACTCCTTCACCTCTTAAATAAAGACTAAGAAATGCATCAACTGAGCTACCAGTTACAGTAATTGTTTCTATATCTCCACCGCTAGCACTTAGCGTAATTATACCAAAATTAGAATCTAGATCAGTGGGTGTGAATGAAGCTGTAATTATTCTACTATCTCCACTGCCAGTTAAAGTAAAGTTTGTTGGCGATAAAATGAAGATACTATTACTGGAACTTACGTTTATAACTTCAGAACCCAAGCCTGTAATAGCAGAGACAGTGAATGTCTGATTGCTTGAAGTTCCAACTTGAATATTGGTAAAGTTTATATTGGAAACACTACTTGATAGAATAATTTGTTGCAAATTGTCTGCTGTGCCGGAAAGGGCTATATTTTTTACATCTCCACCACTAGAACTAATAACAAGGATACCTGTTTTATTGCCGGCAATAGTTGGAGAGAAAGTGCCTGTTATAAGTGTTGAGCCACCGGCACTTAAATTAAAACTTGAAGTTGAGAAACTAAAATCAGTAGAATTATCAGATAACGTTACTGTTTCTGTGCCTCCTAAGCCACCAGCAGAAATACTAAACGATAAGCTGCTTGTATTATTTAAGGGCGTATTAGGGAAATTTAACACACTTAAACTTGATGTCAAAATTAATGGAGCATATACAGCTGATCCTGTCAAAGAAATATTTTTAATATTTCCTCCACTAGCACTCAACGTCATAATACCTGTACTTAGACCTGTTCTTGTTGGATTAAATGAAGCAGTAACTGCGTAAGAAGTTGCACTTCCTGTTAATGGGAATGTTAGCGTATTAAAACTAAATTGACTAGAATTATCTGAAATAGATATAGTTTCACTGCCTACCCCACCTGCAGAAACATCGTATGGTGAAAAATTAGATGTTCCAACATAACAAGTTCCAAAATCTATAGAATTTACACTTGAAGTTAAAATTAGTGGAGGATATATTCCAGAACCAGTTACAGTTAAAGTTTTTATACTACCACGACTAGCACTAATAGTGGCAGTGCCGGTAAATAGAGTATTTGAGTTTGGATTAAAAAATGCGTTTATTTTTACAGAAGGATTGCTACCTGTAAGTGAAAATACAGAAGGACTAAAAGAGTAAAAATTAGAAGTATCTGTTATTGTAACTGTTTCATTTACTACGCCTGCAGCTGATACATTAAAGCTAGAAGAAGCCGTTGTATCAACAATAGTATTTGGAAATGTTAATCTAGTTGTACTTAGCTTTAATATTGCTGGTGGTGGTGCGCAAGTTCCTGTTACTGATATATTTTTTATCTGGCCCTGACTTGAACTCAGTGTAACAATACCTGTTTTTATTCCATAACTAAATGGATAAAAATAGATAGTGACAATATCTGGATTTACATCTCCACCAACTAATGGAAAGCTCCTAGGAAAATGCTGAAAATCTGCTAAACCTTCTTTAACAAAAACAGTGGTATTACCAGAACCACCAGCCGTGACATTAAACGCCATCTTTTTAACGACTTTTATTGATGTTTCTGGAAATACCAAATTATCAACACTAGAAGTTAAAATCAGTGGTGCAAGAGTTCCGGTGCCAGCAACAACAACATCAAGTGTATCGCCACCAGATGAACTAAACATTATCAATCCTGTCTTGACACCCAAAGAACTTGGTGTAAAATCAACATTGATTGTTTGTGGAGGTCCACCACCGGTTAATTGAAAATTTGATGGCGTAAATTGAAATTGATTTGTATTATCTGTAACAAAAACTGTCTCAACTTGTCCAGAGCCAGTTGCAAAAACATTGAAAGTTTTTGAACTGGTTGTATTAACAAAAGTACCAGAGAAACTTAAAACCGCTACACTTGAACTCAAAACAAGTGGTGAATGAATACATGGTCCATCTAGTTGAATATTGAGTGTGCTTCCGCTAGTAGAAGAAAGGGTTAGTGAGCCGGTTTTTAAACCAACACTGGTTGGATTAAAACTTGCAGTAACTACCCTGTTGGTAATTCCACCTGTTAAGGCAAAACTAGATGGTGAAAAAGTGAATTGATCGCTGTTATCGGATAAAGTAACAATCTCTGTATTATCTTCCTCTGCCGTTACTGTAAACGTTACAGAACTACTTTGTCCAACATATAGAGGAGAAAATAGGATATTTTCAGTGC